TCAAAACAATTTACCGATAATGTAATAACCGTTGAGGAGTTTAATAAATCAATCAACGAATTGGGTAAAGATATTGTTGATTCCCCTGATTTAGCTGACATATTAAATCCTGAAGCAAAAGAAAACCTCATAGGTGCTATCCAAAACGTTAAGACACTTATTTTTGTTATTGACCAATTTAAGAAAAAAGGATTTACGTTTCCATCTTTGGACACATTCCAAAAAGATGTTGTAAGATTAAGAAAAGAACTTGAAGACCCCTTCCTTGACCCAAAACGTGAGAAAGAGGTTAGAGATGAATTAAAAAAAATACAGGATGATTTCAGTAACGCATACCTGAAACTTCAACAAGGTGAAAAACTATACAACGAAGGTCTGAGAAAAATCAGAGATAAAGAACAGGAAGAATTAAAACGGGATGGTGTTGATACGGTTAAGGTTGCGGAACAAGCGAGAAAAGAAATTGATGACCTAAACAGTCAGTTTAAACAAACAGGTACCGTATTATTTGATAACCTATCAGATGGGGTTGTTTCATTAAATCTATTTAGACAAGGTGTTGTAGATGTTAACGGTGAATTTGTTGAATTGGTTAAACAAATTAAAAAACTCCAAGGTGATGAACTGACATCATTCTTACTCAAGAATAAAGAGAACCTAACGAACGCATATACCGTTAACCTCCCCAAGGTAAAAGACAATAGAGATAGATTGGTTAAACTCCAAAAAGAGATTCAGGATAAAAGTTATGACAATGAACAAGAGTATGTCTTGGATGTAGAAGCACTACAATATGACTTAGGTAAACAAGGTGTTAATATTTCCAAACTTACTTATGAACAAAAGTTAGTTCTATTGGAAACGTTCTTGAAGAAAGAGGTTGAGGTAACCGAGGATGCTGAACAAAAGAAACAGGACTCACAGGAGAAAACCCGTCAGAAGATATTAGACGGTATCGCTCAGTTCCAACAAGCATTGAACGCAATCCAACAGACAGTTGATGATTATTACAACTTCCAATTTGAACAACTTGAGAAGAGAAACAAGAGGATTCAAGATACGATTGTGGGGGATAGTGAACTCTCAAATCAAAAACGATTGGAGAACGAAAAGATTTACCAAGCAGAGAGAGAACGATTGGAAAAGAAACAAGCTAAAACTTCGTTGGGTATTTCCCTCTTACAAGCAATAGCGAACGCAGCACAAGCGATTACACTCGTCACAGCACAAACAGGGGTATTTGCACCCATAGCAGCAGGAATTGTTGCAGCAGCATCAGCAGCACAAATCGGTATAATCTTAGCACAGATATCCTCGGTAGACAAATACAAACGAGGTGGTAGACTTAGGTTCGGTCAAGGTGGATTTGTATCAGGACCGAGTCATGAAAACGGAGGGGTTAAATACCAACAAGGTGGAGTAGAACTCGAAGGTAATGAGAGTATTATCAATAGGGTCTCCACAATTCGTTATCAAGATTTGCTAAGTCAAATTAATGTCAGTGGTGGTGGGAGACCAATCATATCAAATAACTTTGATGACTCACGTATCGTCGAAGCAATCTCGAAACAAAGAATGGAACCGATTAAAGCATACGTGGTGGAATCGGACATCACAGGTAAACAAAATGTTCAACGTAGACTTGAACAACTTTCACAACTATAATATTTAAACTATTTATTTAAGATGATTAAAATCATAGAACTTGAAATTGACCCAAGTTTATCCGCAGACACAGGTGTCTTCGAAGTAGCATGGGTTGAGTATCCCGCAATCGAACAAGACCTAATATTCTTTGGTAGACAGAAATTCTATAAAGCTACCGAGGAGGTCTCAAGAAAAGCGTGTCGTGCTATTGAAGAGAACGAGAAGAGAGGAAATCCTGCAGCGACACAGACAGGTAAGGTACGAGCTCAACAACTGTGTAATCGTGATGAAATCTCTTTGGAAACGATAAAGAGAATGAAGTCATATTTGGAAAGAGCAGCGACCTACTACACGGGTGATTACGATGACAACGGAACAATCAGTTATGATTTGTGGGGCGGAAAACCTGCGTTAGAATGGGTTGACGGAATCCTATCCAAGATTGTAGAAGAGAAGATGGACATCACACCTAACCCATGTTGGAAAGGTTACGAACCGTATGGTTTAAAACCTAACGGAGACCCCAACTGTATCCCCATTAAACAATCCAAAGAGGAGTTTGTATACCCAAGTCCAACGGAGACAAAAGATGAGTTTATATCACGTTGTATTCCGTATGTGATGAGAGAGGGTAAGACACAGAATGAAGCGTCAGGACAGTGTTATGGTATGTGGGATAACCGTGAGTTTGCGTTCGAGAAGGTTTCATTTGATTGGGACGGTACCCTATCAACTGGTGAGGGAAAAGAAATGTTGGAAAAAGAGTTAAGAATGGGTAATGAAATTCATATCATTACTTCACGTTCACGTCTCCCTGATGAACTAATCTCCCTGTCTAACAAATACCGTATCCCTGCGAGAAATCTATACAGTGTTGGTTCCAATCTCAAAAAAGTTGAGTTGGTCCAAAAGTTAGGTATCAAACGTCACTATGATGACAACCCTGAAGTCCGTAGAATGTTAGGGACAGTAGGACAGTCGTTTGACTATATTACCAATTTACCAAACTACCAAAATACCTCAGGTAACACGATGGAGATTAAACCCGTGTTAATGTCTGAGGATTGTGGATGTCCCAAAACAGAGGAATTTAACTTACTCGGATTCATTGACGGTTCACCTGTGTTCTCAACACCACAGGAAGCAGAACTCATGGGACAATCATTAGGATGTGATGGACACCATGAACACACAACAGAGGATGGTCAAGTTGTTTATATGCCATGTGAGATTCATCCTGAATCAGAAATTGATGTTGAAGAATATAGTCAGGAGGAAATAGAGACAGTTGAATTATTAAAGTTTTTAGCAGAAACTGACATGGAAAAATTTGAGAGAATTGTTGGTGAGATGAGGGGTTCAACAGAACAAGAAATATTTCAGAAGAATCATACAAAACCTGTATTCTATTTTAAATACGAGAGAGTGTTAAATGGTTTCCCCGATAGAGATTTTTGTGAGTCAATCGAATATAGATATTTCCGTAGATTGGAGATTGATTTATTACAAGATACCAATAGAGATTTTGGACACAACAGAGAAGGATATTCCAAGTGGTTATACAAAGGTGGACCAAATTGTGTTCACGGTTGGAAACGATATATCTTCACACCAGCAGAAAAAAACAAACAAGCCCAATTAAAAGATTTAGGTATGGTTAGTGGTACTCCTGGCATCCCACCAAAGAACCTACCAAACAACGGATATTATAATGAAAAGACAAGAGCTAAAAGTATAGCAGCTTACATCGTCTCTCAACAGAACATGTCAAAACAAATGGAATTATCAGGTGAATTTTTACCATTAGATTATATGGACGGATTCCCAATTTATGATGATTTGGTGACAGCACAGGACGTATCATATCTGTTGGGTTGTGGTGGTATCACAGAACAGGTTTCATACGGTGACAGAATGGTATTCCAATCTTGTTCAACAAACATGAAAAAACAAGAGATGACCAAGAATCAAATGTTCAGTGCTAATGAAGAGAAAAGAATGATTTACACTCCACTGATGATACCTAATATTCTAATACCAAGGTTATCTGAAGATGGGGAAAAATACTTTGTTAAGTTTACTCCTGAAACAATTGAGTTAATCGCACAGAAATTCGCTATTGAACAAAGAAATAGACACACAAATCTTGAACATTCAGATAAGAAATTTAACGACGTTGTAATGGTAGAATCTTGGATTGTTCAAGGAGACAGAGATAAATCATACGAACTTGGTTTTACCAAAGAACAAATTCCATTCGGAACATGGTTTGGAGGGTTTAAAGTTTTAGATACCCCTGAGGGTAATATGATATGGGAAAAATTAATTAAACCAGGCAAAGTTAAAGGTGCTTCGGTTGAGGGCAACTTCTTATTAAACTTTTCACAAGAAAAGGGTGATGAGTATTTATTATCAACCATAATAAACATATTAAAAAACATAACTGATTAAATGAACGCAGCAGAAGCTATCAACAGAATCGCCGACCTGTTAGGAATGAAATTTAAGTCTGAAAAGTTTTTCGAAACCAAACTTGTTGACGGAACAACCACCATCACAAATAATATTGAAGCCCCATTTTCTGTGGGAGATTCTTTATTCATTGTAGGTGAAGATTCCATCATGACACCTGCTCCAGCAGGGACACATGAGACAAGAGAGGGAATCATCTTAATTGTAAAAGAAGACGGTTCAATTTCCGCTATCGAAGAGAAACCCCTTGAGGGTGAAACTTCAGATGTCGTAGAAGAATCTGAAACTGAGATTGAGAGTATCCCTGAGGTAATGTCGGAAGCAACTCTAACAGACGGTACAAAAATCATGACTGACACTGAAGGTGACTTTAAAGTTGGAGACAAATTGTATGTAATAACCGAGTCAGGTGAAAAAGTTGGAGCTCCAGCAGGAGAACACACCACCGAATCGGGAATTGCATTAACCGTGGATTCAGAATCTACCATCACAGGCGTTAAATACCCTGACGAAACTGGTGAAGGTTCTTTGGAATCTAAAAAACAAATGAAGGAAATGAAAGAAGCAATGAACGAAATGTTCAGTCTTCTTAAATCACTTCACCACGATTTTGAATCGTATAAAAAAGACTACGAAGAGTTTAAAAAACAACCTAATTTCAAGGAACCAATTGTTAAAAAAACCTTCGGAAAAGAAAATCTTTTAGACGCGAAAGTTCGTTTCTTAAAAGAAAATATTCTATAAAAAACAAATAAAAAAAACCCAATAAAAAAAATGAAAAATTCATCTATTTCAAAAGTAGAAAAGGGTACAGCGAAATCTTTTAAATTTGATTACGATTTAGCTGGCTTACCTGATTATGAGCAATATGGCTCAGAAATGCTAATAAAGGCGTTCTTAGGACTTACACTTCCTAAATACGCATCTGTACGTCCAAATTTACGCGGAACAACAGAATTAATTGGTTTCACAGAAACTGACGTTATTCTGCAAGACCTTTCTTGCGGATTTTCTCCGACGGGTGACACAATTCAGAATGTTGTTGAAGTAAGCCTTTGCAACAAGAAAGCAAATGTGGAATTTTGCCCGTACGACCTCTATAATACGTATTTAAGTCAGTATCTTTCAAATGGTAATTTCCAAGAAGAAATCCCATTCGCTGAAGCTATCTTAGAAGACGTATCTAATCGCACCGCTAACCAAATTGAATTACAGCTTTGGAGAAACACTACCTCAACAGGTGGAACCATCTATAACTCACAATGTTTTAACGGGGTAATCGCTACCATCACAAGTGGTGCAGGAGCAACAGATATTACTTATACAGCTTGCACTCCAACAAATGGTTTAGAAGTGCTAACTACAGTGTACCAATCAATTCCTGAGAACGTATTACACCGTGATGACTTGGTTATCTACGTATCTTTTTCTGACTACAGAGCGTTTATCGCGAGTATGAGGAACAACAGTTTCATCAATCTTTTTGATTTCAACGACGCTGACGCAGCATCGGGAATGGATTGGGGTGTAATGTTACCGGCAACAAATGTTCGCGTAGTTCCAACACAGGGGCTAAATGGTCAGTCTAAGATTTACGGAGGGCCGGCACGTTACATGTTCGTAGGTATGAATTCCGAGCTTCAAACCACTAAATTGATGTATGACCCGTTCCAAGATGTGGTGAAGCTTAATCTTCACACAAGCTACGGTTTCGGTTGTTTTGACCCAGCATCATTTGTAGTTGCTAACTAATAAACTTTTAATTAAAAATTTGAACTAAAAATGAGCTGTTATATCTCCTCAGGCTACACTTTAGATTGTAGAAATGCATCTACAGGTGGCATTAAAGAAATGTATATCCTCGGTGACGTGGGTAACACAATTACAGGTTGGACTGAGAATGGTAATCAACAAATTACCTCTATCTCAGGGTCTGGTACATTTTATCAATTTGAACTTGTTAAGCAGAGTTCTTCATTCAGTGAAGCAATTTCTGTAAACACAACGTCTCAAAGCGTAACATTTGAACCAACCCTTACCATAAATCTACCAAAGATGAACGCTACGTTACGTAATTTGTTCCAAGCTTTGGTTAGTCAGCAGAATGTATTCGCTATAATTCTTGACAACAACAATCGCTGGTGGAGTTTCGCATTCCAAAACGGCGGATTAGTCACCGCAGGCACACTGCAGACGGGTCAGTTGTATAACGATTTAAATGGCGTTTCAGCTTTGACTATTGTCGGTGGTGAACCAAATTCAACACAAGAAATCATTGTTCCAAACAACGATTTATCATCAATCCTTGTAGGTATTTCCGTAGGATAATAAAACAAACCCTAAGGGGGGTTTCACGTGAAACTCCCCTTTTTAGCCAAAACAAAAAGAAGTCAGTAAAATATGAAGTGGAACGGAAGAAGTTATAGACCCGTAGCACCCTCGTTTAAGGTCTACGTTAACAATACAAGTAGACCATCGAGTGATTCTACAAGTAGACCCAAAAAACTCCCTGTATGGAGAAGTGTGATGTCTGTACAACCTGATACATCACCTGTCCCACCATCATCACCGACTCCTACCCCATCTATTACCCCATCTATTACCCCAACAATTACTCCAAGTCAGGGATTTAACTGTGATTGGGATACTATTACATCAAATTGGGAATCTAACTCAAACGATTGGAACGAATGTCAACCTGTTCCATCTGTAAGTCCAACCCCCACTCAAACAACAACTCCAACTTTAACACCAACTCCAACCTCATCACCTATACCACCGAGTCCTTCAGTTACAACCACTCCAACTTTAACACCAACTCCAACCTCATCACCTATACCACCGAGTCCATCGGTAACAACAACATCAACTCCTACCCCAACTCCTACTCCACAAGGAGTCAGTGAAGCACAGACTTATATGTCAGCGGTAATAGCAGGTGGGGGAACTTTAGATTCAACC